ATGGAAGCGTGTGATGAAGATGTCTAAAGAAGAAGGAAATGTTTTAGGCTTTAGAATCTTCTTCAATAAAAAAGGACTTCTAATGTCAGAGTTTAGTACCCTACCGACAGAAGAAGTCCCAAAGTTTTTTAAACAACCTGAAGAACAAAAGATAATTAATACAGTATTAGATCATGGCCTTCGACATCTTAAAGATTTGCATGAGAAGATTGAGGCTGAACTAAACGCTCTAAATACTAAGACCGATATTTAGCAGTCTTCTTCGCAATCTTCTTTGGTTGAGGGCTGTGTTGTTTACCAGAGGCTGTTGCTTTCTTCTTAGCTCTTGTGGTTGCCGCATATTCTGATGCGCTTAAAGCCTCACGAGCTTTCTTAGGCAAGTATCTTTCTCCTGTGGCTTTTGGGCCTTGAACAGAGGGCTTGCCCGACTTTGTGCCCCACTCTTCTTTAGTCCATTTCTTTAAAGACTTTTGAGATTTTTTAAGCGGCATAATACCTTTCCTTTTTCTTCTTCTGTCATCTTAGTCCACATAGATATTTCTTCTATTGTACGTTGACAACCAACGCAAACTTTGTTATAATCAATTCTACATTTTTTAACACAAGGAGTTATCATATATGATTAGTAAATTTTTTGATTGGTGTGTATACGTATTAGAAGTAATTGGCTACCATACTGGGTGGGGCTATGAACTAGCAAACATTATTATATTTGTATTTTTACAGCCAGCACTAATTGCTTTATTCTTTTGGCTTTGGATTAAAGAGCGTAATAAATTAAAACGACTTCTTTATTTATAACCGCCGCCGTTGTCTTTGTATTCTTTAGCAAGCATCTGAGCCTTACGCGCTGACCACTCTCCTGCCTTACCGCCTTTAGAGCCTGCTTTTATTTTTTCAAAGAGTCTCTTTCGCATGGTAGGCTTGGTGTAGTTTCCTGCCTCGTTGACTTTAGACTTTGCTTTTCCGCCCTCAGCCTTCCCACTACGATAGCCAGAAGCATACGCCGCAGAAGCTTGGCGTTCAGCTTGTGCTTTTGTGGGATAAACCTTACCGGAGCTTCCCCATTTGTAGCCGCCTTTAACTTTCCTGACTGGCATCGTTCTTCTCTTTGAACTTTGTCTTGGCTTCGGTATCTAACATGCGCTCCATGTTGCTTATGCTCTTGCACTTTAAGCCGCCCTCTTTGTACATGTCAGAACCTTTAGGCATATTTTCAATGTCCATCATTGACATCATATCCATATAAATATTATATTGCATTTAAATCTCCTAAGACCTTCATTATCACTAATGTAGTTAAAATTATAATTCCATACTGTCCATAAGTATTTAGTTTACGGAAAAACACTGGGTGTTTAAACATAGTTATTTAATTTTCTCCTTTACCATTTTGCTTTATCGGCCCAATAAGCCGCTGACATTTTTCCTTTTGCTATGTTCTTAGCATGTCTAGCCTTGAACGAAGCCCTTTTCTTTTTCATACGCTCTGATTCACCCGCTTTAGGCGCACCCGCAGTTTTAGCGCCTTGTTCGCCAAAGCGTATTGTTTTTATCTTGTCGCCTTCTTTAGCTACAACAATATGTGACTTCTTTGGGTGGTTAGGCGTTCGCTTAGGTTTGTTATAGCCTGAGACACCTGCGCGTTCTAGTCTTGGATCTTTCTTACTTGGCATAAGCCTCTCCTGTTCTTATCATCTCTGCAACCTCTTTTGAGCGTTCGCCTACTTGATTAGCCCACTTGCTATCAAGAAATTCTTTGGCGGCTAATTTATAATCTTTATTTTTCATAGCATCTAAAGCCTTAACAAATTTACGCAATCGAGTTAAACCTAGATTAAAACAAAGGTTAATCATTGCCTCGCGCCGAACTTCATCTAAGTCTTTGTACCATTCAAAGGCTCCGTCAAGCTCCTCAATGCAACGCTGAATGTCGTTAATGAGAAGGTACTCTACTTCATCAGGGGACAATCCTAATCCCACAGAGCGATTTATACAGCGTCCTACGCCTATAGTTTCATAGCCGAGATGGTCACGATAAACAAAGTATCGAACACCCTCATGACGTTTTAAAGTTTCTATCAGTCTCTGCACTTGCTAACATCTCCAATGATGGTATTTTTATTCTTTGGCCAGCAAAGATCTTATTAGGGTCTGTAATATTATTATATTGAGCTAATTGATTTATATCTATGTTATAGTCATTAGCAATTTTAGAAAGAGTATCGCCTTTCTTAATAGGAACTCCAAAAATTTCTTGTTCTTTTCCTAAATTAATTTTAATTTTATTTCCTTCAGTCGGGAACACATCGCCCATAAGCTTACGGAATTTTCCATAAAGACCTAACTCACCATAGTCTTTATTTATTTTTGAAAAGTCATACTCGTCTTCAATATAAACATTGCCATCTTTATCTTTATTAATTTTAGCTCGGCCCAAAGTCATCGCAGTATTAAAGCTTGGTTCAAATAACATTTTGCTAGCCCAGCTTGAAACGCTTGAGTCTCCTCGGCGACCTTTAACCCAATCATCCATGTTTTCACCTGTGCTTAAAGTAGGATAGTCTTTATAATCTATAGATGTTCGACCATCTTTAAGCGCATTCTGTGCCGCAACCTTTAAGTTTTCTTTAAGTTTCTCGCTGAAGTTTTCTTCGGTTTGTTCTCCTGTTCTAAAGAAACCTTTAACAAGTTGCTTAGCAAAATCAAAGCCACCAAATCTATCAAGTATTGATTCTTGTTTTTCTTTGGCAGTTATAGGTTTAGCTTCTTGGATTTTAAGTTTCTGTCCTTCAAAGATTTTATTAACATCTTCAATGTCATTTAATCTTGCTAAGCTCTCAACAGTTGTGTCAAGTTTTTCTGCAATCTTTGATAAAGAATCTCCAGCTTGCACAACGTATCCACCTTCAGCAAACTTAGGTAGACCTATTCGAATATCTTTTTTCATTTCGGGCGTTAATTCCATTGCCCAGATTTCAAATTCTCTGCCGCTAGGTGTTTTTACTGTTGTTAGTTCTACATCTGCGCCATACTTTTTACCAAAGTCTTTTAAGAATTTGGGATAGATTTCATCGTAGTATTTTACAAACCCTTTAGCTTTGTCGCCTTCGTAACCATAACGCTTGGCTTGTATTTCAGATGTTGTTAGACCAATCTTATCGAAGTCTTGATCTACTGCATCAACTAAAGATTTACGTAGTGCTAACTTATACCAATCTTTTTTATACGGAACATCTGGAACACCATAAAGAACTTGGTTTTCTAGTTTAGCAATATCTTTATAATCTTTATCTGATCTTTGTTTTATTAGTCTACTTAAACTTTCTTCATTTTTATTTATTAAATTTTTAAAATTGTCAGAATATTCTTGAATAACTTTAAATACTTCTTTATCATCTGTTGATGTAATAAGTTTTTCAAATCTGTTTAATTCTTTAAATCTGTTTTTACTAAAATACAAATCTACCATAGAGTCTATAATAAAGTCTCTTTCAGCTTTATCTATTTTTTCTCCGGGTTCAAGGGAGTTTTTCAATAACTGTTTAACTTCATCAACTACTTCTTCAGGACTAAAGAACTGATCTACATCATCAAAGATATCTTCTATAGCATTAAAGTATTCACTTTCACTAAGCTCCATCCTTAAATAATTTATATGATCTGCTGTTCTTTGAGAGTGCATTTCAAATCCTTCAAGAGCATCTTCTAAATCATCAGGATCTTTAATATTTAAAAAAGGCTCAATAAAATCTTTTGTTTCTTTATTTTGTTTTATATTGTCTAAAGAATAATAAACATCTGGGCCTAGCTTTTCAACAAGCTTTTCATATTCTTTGCTTGCTTTTCTGCTGTAATAGCCATAATTTCTACCTGCTTGATGAAGATCAGACTGCACTTCTTCAATAACATACACTTGTTTATTTGTGTTGCTTTCAGGCAAAGCTGTTACGCGAGTGTGCGCCATTGTTCCTTCAGTAAAATGCGCTGGCTTGTAGTTACTTCCTTTCTTGCCTTCAGGAACTTTAAAAATATTTGCGTATGTTTGGCCTTCTGTATTTATTTCGTATGGT